GGACTCACCAATCCGTTGACGCTGGCGTGGGAAGTGATACCTTTCAGTTTCGTTTTCGACTGGTTTTGCCAGGTCGGAGACTATCTGGAGGGTCTTTCGGCTTTCCACGGAGTCACGGTTAAGAAGTCGTTTCTGAGTAACTGTAACGTACTAACGTACGAATACAGGATGGACCCTACGCTATCCCATAACGGAGGTTGGTATTATGCCAACGGTCTGTATTCGGGGCGGCACGTCTCTCGGGACTACTTTCGCAATCCTGACCATGTCTTCGACCCTTTATTGACTGCTCCGGGAATCAACGTGAAGGGAAACTTTCGCAACTTGGTTACCGGGTTAGCTCTCCTTAAAGGGAATTCCCGTTCATTCGGAAAACTCACAACTCCCCAAGTTTGGGGGCGTAAGTTGTGACACAACGGTCCGCGATGGACCCGAAAGGTAATAATGGCAGCAGCTGCCGATCTGACCCTCAAGAACGACGCCGGCTCGAACGTCACGTTCAACGTTTTCGGGGTTTACCCCGATAGCGCTGAATGGACCGAGAGCGGCGCGACGTCGATCTTGGGCACTTCGCGTTTCGTGTTGGGTCGCAAGATCCCGCAGAACCGGGTGGATGGTGTGTATCGCACCACCGGCAAACTGACGCGGCCCGTGCTGAACAGCACGGACTCCAGTCAGCTGGACGGAACGGTGACGTTCACGTTCGAGATCCTGCGTCCGGCGAAGCTGGCCAAGGTCGAAGTCGATGAGCTGGTTGCACGGGCATGCGAAGCCGTGAAACTCGCCATCGTCAAGGCCGCGGCCGAAACCGGCGCGATCCCCACCTGATGTTTTGAAGGACTAAGTTATGACGACATTCGTGCGTGATGCACATGCCTGGCGCCAAGACCAGCGATTGGTCCTGATGCTCACAGATCGTTTCTACTATGCCGAGCTTTATCGCAAAGCAGAGAGAGAACGTTTCGTGGTCATCGCTCGGAACCCGATTCACCTTTTTAGGGTGACGTCGGCACTGGTTGAGTGTGGTGTCGCGAGACACCTTTTCACTTCTTCCAGTAGTGTTCCCCTTCATGATATCAGGGAGATCTGTGGATCGGTACTGGTGAACCGAGGTTGGGTAGTGATACCCAACCTCGCTGGCACTCTTCGGAGTGCTTTCCAGATACCGCTCGATACACGTAGCTACGTGTATCTGCTCAACGGAACCTGGGATGCTGCCTTATGAACAGAAATGTTCGTAAGGCGCTGACTGGGTCGCTTCAGCGTGAGCTGGAGTCCTACAGAGCCCGTGAGGGCTATCTGTTCAATGTTGCACAGGTCTTGTTCGAGTCGCTCGACACCCCAGTAGCGCTCTCGTGTAGTTTGCTCCTCAAGTATGGGGAGCTCGAAGGTTTGGTCCGTAAAACGGTCGATCCTTCAAGCTATGCAGACGCTAGTTCTTTCCGTGACGACTACCAAGCCGTCTCTTTCCTCCGAAAGGCTCCTCTAGAAATAGAGGGTGTTGATCCTGAGGAAAATGCTCGAAAGAAATTCTTCGAGTCGGAAGCTCGGTGTAAAGAGACAAATTCTCGCATCCGTTCACTAGTGGCCGCTCCCGAAAGGGTCAGCGGACCGATATTCCGAGCGATTATGCACGGTATCGGAAAAATACACCAGTGCTTGGGTGCGGGGTTTGATCCCTCGGAGTGGCTTGACGCTTGTCGGTTTGGTCCGGGTGCATTTACGCATCCTTCGGCCAACGGGTTGACATCCCTTTACGATAAGCTGCAAGTCCGACCGTCATGTACGAAAGACATGGCGGATGTTGCGGCCCTGCTCGTGACGAGCCGGCCTCAATGGGCACGAAGCGTGACTGATTGCGAAGAGGAGGGCTTTTGGCCCATAATCAATGCAAGCGATCTCGATTTCGTTCCCGGCAACAGAGTAGCCTTTGTGCCGAAAACCGCGGTCACCCATCGTGCTATAGCTATCGAACCGCTTCTGAATGTCTATTCCCAATTAGGGATAGGCAAGATGATGCGGCGACGGCTAATGCGCTTTGGGATTAATCTTGACGACCAAACCCGCAATCAGCGGGCTGCTCGTGAAGGGTCTTTGACCGGTCTCTTAG